GGTCGCCTGGGACAGATGATCGGTCAGAAGGGTGGGTTCTCCAGGGCTGCCGGTAGAGGATTGAAGGGTCTGGGTAGCAAGCTCCCCGGTAGGTTGGGTGGGCTGTTCGGTGGCGGTGGCGAGGCTGCTGCTGGTGCTGCTGAAGCTGGTGCTGCTGAAGCTGGCGTGGCTGGTGCTGCTGAAACCGCTGGTGTTGTCGGTGGTATGGAGGCAGCCGGTCTGGGCCTGGACGCAACTGGTGTGGGCCTGCCTCTTGGACTGGCAGTGGGCGCGCTCGGCCTGGGGCTTGGGTTCCACAAGCAGATCGGCCACTTCATCGGTGGGCTGTTCGGCCATAAGAAGAAGTCATCCGATACTGGTGCTGCTGGAGCCACTGGTGATCCTGCCACCGATGACATGCTGACGCTGCTGTCGGCCAAGCCACCCAAGGGCAGCCTCATCGAGCTTCTAACTTCACCGGCTCCATCAGGGGGCGGCATGATGGGTGTCGGCGGGCCAGCGCAGCACAAGAAGCACAAGGGTCTCTTCGGCAGCATCGGTGACATCGCCAGTGGGATGATGAAGGGGCTGCCGGTTATTGGCAGTGGCTTCGCGGCCATGCAGTCACTGATGACTGGTGGTGGTATCTCCGGTGCGCTCGGGGCCGCAGTCAACAGCATGATCAACCCCTTCGCCGGACTGAGCCAGGTCATGAGTGGGGTGGGTGGACTGGGCAGTTCGCTCGGTGCTTTCTTCGGAGGTGGTGCTGCTTCTGCTCAGACCCTGGCCGCTCCTTATCAATGGGGAGCTACGCCTGGCGGCACGCCCTACGCCGTAGATCTGGCCAGCATGGCTCAGTTGTACGCCAAGGGTGGTGGTGGTACCGGTACCGGGCAGACCAGTGGTACCGGCAGCGGAGGCAGCGGAGGCACCGGTAGCGGTGGCAGTGGCGGCAGTGCTTCTGCGGGGTCGAATGCTGCCAACCAGGCGCTGGGTCAGTCGATGGCGGCAGGCGCGCCCTGGAACTGGACCGGTGATGAATGGGTAGCTCTGAACAAGGTGGCGATGGCTGAGTCGGGCTGGTCGATGACCGCCAAGAACCCCACCTCTGATGCCTATGGCATCGCGCAGGGCATCACTGGACCCTCCTGGTATTACCAGTACGGTGGCGACCCCAACACGGCCAAGGGTCAGATCACCGGCTTCCTCAACTACATCAAGCAGCGTTACGGCAAGCCGAGTGCAGCGTGGGCACATGAGCAGTCGTCGCATTGGTACGCCCGTGGCTCCCAGTTGATTGACCGCACCCAGCTAGCTGTTCTGCACAAGGGCGAGGCGGTGATCCCGGCCCAGGATAATTACTCCACCCACCCTTACAACCGCAACGGTGCCATGGGTGGGGGCGGTGGTGTCGTCCACCTGAACTGCCGGCCAGGCTCCATCGTCTTACAGGTCTCGAATAATCCTACTCAGTCGGAGATGGACAACGTCGCCAAGCAATTTGTCCAGGCGATCTCCAAGCCACAGATCTTGGCCGCAGCGAGGAGCCAGTGATGCCTGAAGAACCCGTGCAGCAGATGCTCCCGTCAAATGGGGGCGGCTCCCCTTATGTCGGCCCTGCCGCCTACATCTGGCCCTTCGCCACCAAGTCGCCGGATCAGTTCGAGCGAGTAGATCAGGGCTGGGACCTGAAGAACACCACGCCCGGTCCCATCTACCACATCAATAGCACAGGAGGGAAAGTCGAGTACCACTACGACCCCGGTGGGTTCGGCAGTCCTTACGTGGTGGTGATCCTCGACACACCCGATCCGAATGGTGGGCCAGGTTCCACTGGCATCTACTACGGGCACAATCTCCCTGCTGTGGCCAACGGCACGCACGTCAACCAGGGTGACACCGTTGCTGATGGCAGCAAGGGTCTGCAGGGTAACGCCACAGAGGCAGGCTGGTTGGAGATCGGTTGGTGGGGGTCGTCGGGACCCATGGGCAAGGGCGGTGGTGGCGAGGGTGTAGCTACTGCGGCGGGCCAGGCCATGCATGACGTCTTGATCAATGCTCCTATTTCTGGTTCGCCCAGCAGCGGCGTGGCCCCGTACCAGCCTGGTCAGCCCAGTACTGGTTCAACTCAAGGGACCGGCCAAGGTAATGATCCACCGAGTCAGTTCGGTCCTCCCGGTTCACCGGCTGTAGCTGGGAACTTCGCCACTGCGGAACTGAAGGACCCGAAAGATAATCGTCCCTTCCATGCCTTCTTCAGCATCGTGGGCCAGCCCAAGCTGGTCCGCGGTGGCATGTTCGAGCTTGCTATCGACTCGCTCGGCACATACAACGGAGCCTCCGAGAGTCCCCAGCCCCGCAGCAACGGGCAGCTTGCCTGCTTCTTCATGATGAACCCCAACACCATTACCGTGGACTCCGACTTCAACAGCGGGGTGACGGCTCCGATGTTGAACAGTCCTGCCGTCCAGGCGGCGCAGCCCTACTACATGCAGGCCCAGACCGTCAGCTTCGACCTCGTCTTCAACCGCCAGTACGAGGTGTGGTCCGGTGGCATACCGGGGCCGTCCGACATCGGAGTGCGATGGGACATCCGTGCCCTGGAGAGACTCGTCGGGATGTACGACGCTACCAACGACTCCACCGCCTATGGCTTGGCTGCCTCGGTGGGCGAGGGTGTCAATGGTCCCGGTGGGTTCGCGCCTGTGCCCATCCCCATCCAGGTGGTGTTCGGGGGACCCAAGTCCTTCCAGTTCCAGGGCATGATCATGAGCCTCACCTATACCTTCACGTTGTTCGACGTCAACATGATCCCGGTGGAGGCCACGGCGTCGGTCTCCGTGCTGCGCCAGTACCAGCCGTCGTTGTCTAACGCTGACCTCGTCAACAACTGGACGGGTGCCTCGGGCCAACTCAGTGGGTCCGGTGGCTTCACACTGGGCGGTGGCGTCAAGGCGTACCAACCCTACGGTCCCAAGGCAGCCTTCAATGACCAGACCCAACAGGTGGCCCAGTCAAGGATCTACACCGGATGATTCTCTCTGGCTCACGCTATATGGGACAGCCTGTGCTCAGCGTCCCCACACCGGACGGTCAGTCGGTGGCTGTCTTCGGCCCACCGAACCAGGGGCTGCCCACCTTCGTCTTCTACACCGTGTCGGTCGGAGACCGCTTTGACAACCTGGCGTCCAGGCTCTATGGCATCCCCGACTACTGGTGGAAAATCGCAGACGCTAACCCGGAGATCTTCTACCCCGATGGCCTGGTGCCAGGGGCCATCATCAGGATCCCGACGCAATGACGGTCGCGCCCTTCGCCAACCCGGTCTTCGACCCTGCGGGTCGGAGGGCGCTGAAGACGATCAGTTGCGTTAAGCTCATCCAGACCGAAGGCATGCACGACACCGCCATCATCACCTTGCGCGGTGAAGCCACTGATGCGCCTGAGCTACAGCCTGGCACTCCGGTGATGATGCCGTACGGCTGGTCTACGGTGAACATGGACACCTTCTACGGCTACGTGGATCACGTCGAGGCCCACTATCAGCGGGACATCCCTGTCGGGTCCACCTATGAGGACGTGGTCTGCATGGGTGTCAGCTACGCCTTGAAGGATCCGTTCGTGGGTACCTGGAGTGACATCAAGGCGTCCACCGTGGCCAGGGTCATCGGCCAGAAGTATTTTTTGTCCATGATCGTGGACGACAGCGACTACACCTGGCCACAACTGGGCAGCCCAGGATCCTCGGCCTGGACATACCTTAACCAGTTGGCCAACAAGCTGGGCTATAGCCTCTCCTGCAACAAGAGCCTGCTTCGGTTCGTCTCCGTTGACACGGCCATGCGTAACTTCTGGCCGGGTATGCCAGTGTTCAACAGCCGCAATACACAGCCCTCTCCAGCGGCGCAGACCCTCACCGAGTTCCAGTCCCTGCAAGGTGAGGCGCTCAACCTCAACGGCCACACCAAAACCATCCGCCAGATCAATGGCATCGACCTAACGTCTGGAAATGTCGTCGGGGCTATCAATGACGGTACCAGCATCCAGAAGCTCGGGGTCATGGCACCGTACCCGTTCTTCGGTCAGCAGATCTCCGACACGGTGGTGAGCAGCCAGGGCAGCGCCCGCGCCACGTTGGCGGGCATGGCTCAGTGCAATCGTTTCGTCTACCAGGCCACCGCCACCTTGAGCGGGCTGGTCACCGTGCGACAGGGCACGCCTCTGCTTATCAGAGGCATTGACTCGAACAACGACGGGGTCTGGTGGGTGCAGGAGGTCACGCACAAGATCAAGATGCCCAGCTACTCCATGGAGGTATGCCTGGGTCGCGACAGTCTCGGTGACAGTGGTACGCGCCCCATCCAGACCACGGGCGTGGCCTACTCAGCCAACAATCCCTTCGTCTACGCCGCCCATAACGCCCCTCCCACCATCCTCGTCAATAACCGCTGGCGAGCCGCCTCGAACTTCGTGGCCTATGTCAGTTAGCCAGAGCCAGGTGCTGGCCGGTGTCTATCCGGCGAAGGTGTACGCCACCAACGATCCGTTGAACGCGGGCCGGATCCAGATGATCATCCCCCAGATCTACGGCACTCTGCCGGTGTCGATCTGGGCACCGCCTCTGTCGCAGAGTGCCACCACGCCAGCGGTGGGCACGGTGGTGTGGTGTCTGTTCCAGGGCGGCGACCCGGCTTACCCCACCTACCTGCCGCAGCAATCAGGTGGGGGAGGAACGGCTGGCCCGACTGGACCCACTGGACCCTCTGGTCCGGCAGGCCCGCAAGGCCCGCAGGGAGTGCCAGGAACCGGAGTAACGGGAGCTACTGGACCGACCGGCCCCACGGGTCCATCGGGAGGACCCCCAGGTACCACTGGGCCAACCGGTGCCACTGGTCAGATCGGCCCCACCGGAGCTACAGGACAGGCAGGGGCGCAGGGTCCCTCTGGGTTGCCGGGGAACACAGGAGCTACCGGACCCACAGGTCCCACCGGTCCTCTGGGTGGTCCCACCGGTCCCACTGGACCGGCAGGCCCACCTGGGCTGACGTATATCCAGCACCTCACCGCACCCACTGCTGCTGGCTCGCCGTACAGCATCACCCACAATCTCAACACCAGCTATCCCTTGGTCGAACTGTGGAATGCCAGTACGGGGGCCATGCTGACGGCCAATGTCACGGTGGTTGACGCCAACCACATCAACGTCATTTTTCTCAGTGACCCGCCCAACGATGTGAATGTCGTCGTCACGGGTGGGGCCACCGGCATGACGGGTCCTACCGGAGCGACGGGAGCAACCGGACCCACCGGAGCGACTGGTCCCTCGGGTGGCCCGCCCGGACCTACTGGAGCCACCGGTCCCACCGGTCCTACTGGTCCGCAGGGTCCTGCTGGTGCGGGCGCAGCGTCAGCCTTTACCTGGACTCAGGCCAGCGCAGCTACTACCTGGACGGTCTCGCACACCCTTGGTTATAACCCGAACGTGACGGTGGTGGACTCGACTGGCGACCAGATCTTCCCTGGTGATCTCAAGTACGTCGATGTCGCCACCATCCAGTTAACTTTCTCGGCTGCCGTGGGCGGCTTGGCCTATCTGAGTTAGGAGCAACGCATGCCCGCATTTTATGGTGCCGTAGACCTAACCAAGAACGAGCTTCGCAACGCCATCATCCAGAACCTGGGTGCTGCGCCGTCGTCGCCGGTACAAGGTCAGGTTTATTTCGACTCCACCGCCAAGCTCCTGTACTGGTACAACGGCACCACCTGGATCAGCGCGGCAGGAGCTACCCCCTCAGGCTCAGTCACCACCGCAGCCATCGGTGACGCCCCGGTGGTGGGCACCATGGGTCAGTACAGCCAGGGCGACCACAAGCACGGCATGCCCGCCTTTGCCGGTACGGTCACGGCGGGTACCAGCTTCGGCTTAGCGAGCGCAGTCGGTTCCGCTACCACTCTGGCCCATGCTGATCACGGTCACGGCACCCCGGCCTTGCCATCGGTGAACACTTTGGCTGCCACCACGGGCGCGTTGAGCATGGCTGGGTTCCCCATCAACAACGTGGCGGATCCCACCAACCCTCAGGACGCGGCTACCAAGAACTACGTCGATAATGCCATCGCTGGCCTGTCTTGGAAAGCCCCGGCGCGAGCCGCCACCACGGCCAACATCACCCTGTCCGGCACGCAGACCGTTGATGGTGTGGCTCTGATCGCCAACGACCGCTGCTTGGTCAAGAACCAGACCACAACGTCAGCCAACGGTGTCTATGTGGTAGCAGCAGGAGCTTGGACGAGGTCTACGGACTGCACCACGGGTGCCCAGGTGCTGAACATGGCGATCTACATCGAGGAGGGCACCTCTCAGGCTGACACGGGCTGGACCCAAACCGCCAACGCTCCCATCACGATAGGCACCACCCCGTTGGTCTACGTCCAGTTCACCGGGGCTGGCACTTACACCGCTGGTAACGGTCTCACTCTCACCGGCAACGTCTTCGCGGTGGGGGCGGGCACCGGCATTCTGTCCACGCCGGGTCAGGTGGCAGTGGACACCACGGTGATTGCCACCCAGGCGTTCGTCAACACGGCCATCACCGGCATGACGAAGAAGTACGCCACCGCTCTGGCTGGTACAGCTTCGCCTGAGACCATCACCCATAACCTCAACACCAGAGACGTCATGGTGTCGGTCTACAACGGCAACTCGCCCTACTCGTCAATCCAGGTGGATTGGCAAGCCGCCACCGTCAACACCGTCTCCATCATCTACAACCCCATACTCGGGGCTGGCTATCGCGTGGCGGTGTTCGGCTAATGCCCCGCACCTATGGCACCACCAATGTCATGCCCTACGCCAGTGCGCCCCCTGTGGGGCCATCGGGTGACGAGTATTGGAATACCACCACCAAGACCCTCTATATCTCGGACGGCACGAACTGGAACGCGGCTGGTGGTGGAGGAGGCGGTGCGCCCTATGCCCCAGTTACTGGTACGCCACCCAATGCCAGCAGTCCTGTCATCTCTCCTCCCACCGGTCTGCTCTGGGTGGACACCAGTACCACGCCTTCCTGGGCACCCGTTGCTGGACCGACCGGCCCCGCAGGACCGACCGGGCCACTAGGACCGACAGGGCCGGGAGTCGTTGACTACGGAGTCTCGGCCTCTGACCTGAACACACTGACCGCGGCTGGTACGTATGTCGCCGCCGACACCAATGCCAATTCCCCGCCGATCCCCGCGGGTCAGTATGTCCTCACGGTGAGCAGGGTGTCCGCAGGCGCATTCATACAGCAGCAAGCCACTCACATCGCTCAACCGCAGTACCTTGCCACACGGGTATACAGCAGTGGTGCTTGGGGTGCCTGGCGCTCACCGGCTGCCGGATTGGTTGGGCAGGTCCAAGGCCCAGCAGCCACTAGTAGTGCTACCCCTCTCATTCAACAGAACTTTAATGTGGTGAATACCAGGAACTACCTAGTCGCCGCAGGGATGGTTGCAGGTACCACTGCTGGTACAACAGCCGCCATTCGTTGGTATGTGACTTTTGGTCAAAGTACTAATGTTGGATTGGGCCAGGGGATTCAGTTGTGGTATGACAATGCCGCTACTCCCACTCCAGCAAACACAGCCCGCAACATGGCTGGGGCTGGGGGGTTTACGGCTACAGCTACTGGTCCGATCACTCTCTACTTCTCCAACCCTGGTACTGCTATTTCTGTACCGGCTAATGCCGCCTTTATGCAACTCTACGATCAGGGGTGTTGATGCCAGTACTGAGGTACTACGACGGCAGCCAGTACCAGCAACTGCCTGGGCCTCCTGGGCCAACCGGTCCCGCTGGACAGAATGGCGCAGCCACTTGGGTGGGTACCATCACCTCGCCTACGGTGGCTGGCTCTCCATACACGCTGACGCACAACCTCAATACCACCACTCCTTTCGTGCAGCTATGGGATGTCGTCACCCTGGCGCAGATCCTGGCCCAGATCGTGGTGGTGAACGCCAATCAGATCCAGGTTGGCTTCTCGGGTCAGCCCGCCCACAACGTCACGGTGGCGGTAATGGGTGGAGCGTTGGTGTCTGCCCCCCAGTCATCGGTGGGACCCTGGACTGGCACCATTACCACCCCAGCCGCCAACACCAACTACACCCTGACCCACAACCTAGGCACCACCACGCCCATCGTGCAGATGTACGACGCCGTGACCCAGACCCAGATCATGGGCCAGATCACGGTGTCGAGCGCCAATGCCATTGTGGTCAGCTTCGCCCAGGCGGTACCGGACAACGTTACGGTGGTCATCAGCACGGGGGGATCGCCCCCCGCCAGTGGTCTACCGACCGGACCCTGGACGGGCACCATCCTCGCGCCCATAACGGCCAACACCACCTACACCCTGAACCACAACCTGAATACCGCTGCGCCCATCGTGCAACTGTGGGACGCCATCACCCACATGCTGATCCAGGCTCAGGTGATCGCCCTCAACAACAACCAGATCACCGTCCTGTTCTCTCAGGCTCCTCCCAACAACGTCGTGGTGGTGGTGAGTACCGGTGGTGGCCTGCTTGGTCCCACCGGTCCTGCTGGTGTCGGCAGCGCGTCGAGGACAACCATCGCAGCCCCTCAGGCGAACACGCCCGTCACGGTCACCCATAACCTGAACACCACTGCCCCTCTAGTGCAGATGTGGGACACCGTGACCAATCAGTTGGTGGCTGCTCAGGTCAGGGTGGTGGACGCCAACAACATCACCATCACGGCCAGTACGACCATGCCCAACAGCGTGACCGTGGTGGTGACGGGCGGGACCACCACACTCCAGACGTACACCTTCTCCTACACGCAGACCGTCGCTACACCGGTCGCTGGTTCTACCTACACCATCACCCACAACCTGAACACCACGGTGCCGGTGGTGCAGACCTGGGACGCCATAACGCTTCAGCGGGTGGAGGTTCAGGTTCGGGTAGTGAGCGCCAATCAGGTCGCCCTGAGCGTGGCCCAGAACATGCCCAACAACATCAACGTGATTGTGATGGGTGTGTCCCAGACCCCGGTTCCGGTGAACCCAGGAGACCTCGCCAGCAAGTCCTATGTGGATGCCAGGACACCTAACCTACCGCCTCCGGTTACCTCCGGTTCTGGCCTTCAGACCTTCACCGATGTCACTGGCGAGGTGTGGGTGGCTGCCAATGGGGTGAGCAGTGGTGCCTGGAAGAAGGCTAGGGATGTCGTGCGTGCGTCGATGTTCAGGAACGCCGCTTACACCACTGTGGCTTCTGCCTACACGATATGGCCTGCTGACTCTATTGCCTTCACTGCACCTGGCCCCGGTGACCCCTACGGTTTCTGCACACTGGGGGCGGCGGCGGCTTTCAACTGTCCTATCGCTGGGTGGTATCACGTTCAAGCTCAGATCCACTTTCAGGGCAGTACAACGGCGGCTCGTTGTGTCTTGGCTGTGGTTGGCCCTGCTGGTATAGGTACTCGTCCTCTTTTTGACCAGTACAACCCTGCTAGCCAGTACATAAATGCGACGGGGTCAACCGATGTCTACTGTGCTGCTGGTACTGCCATCCAGATCCAGTACCTCATTGGCACGGTATGGCCCGTCTGGTTAGGTCTTCAAGACAACTACATCGCCGTCACTTACACGGGTACAGGATAGGAGAGCGGCTGCTGATGAGTATCCCTACTTACGTTGATCCCATTCCGCTCCCCGCTCCGGTTACGTCGGGGTCTGGTATCCAGAGCTACACAGACCCTCTCGGAGATGTGTGGGTGGCAGCCAACGGTGTGAACAGCGGCAACTGGAGGCGGGCACGGGAGGTGCTCAAGGCCAGAGCAGGGCCGAGTGCAAACACTGCGGTTACACCGGCAAACGCATTCCAAGTTGTTCTGCTCAGCACCATCAGTTCTGACACCTATGGATTGGTGAGCAGCAACCGGTTCAATCTCCCGATAGCGGGCTGGTGGAGATTCCATGGCTCTTCCGCGATGGGAAGTGGTATCGCTCGTTGGATCGTTACCTGCTTCAAAAATGGTGCTGAGTACGCTCGGGGTACTGACATTAGCAATGTTACGACAGCCAGCATCAGCGGTGGAGTTGTCAATGACACTATCCCTTGCGCTGCTGGTGACTACCTAGAACTGCGGGTCTTCTGCTCTATTGCCACGTTGTCTTACTACGGGTTAGCCACGAACTATCTCACTTACGCCACTGTTGCTTATGACGGGACAGGCTGATGACCTACCTTGACTACGCCAACTGGGTGCCGCTGCCTGCTCCTGTCACTACAGGTACCACCGTGCAGTCCTTCATCGCCCCTGATGGTGAGGTGTGGGTCGCCAAGAACGGTGTGAACAGTGGGAACTGGTTCAAGGCCAGAGATGTGATCAACGCCCGCGCTACATTGGGGACAGTGACACCGTCCGGTGTTACAGCCATACCGGTGACCCTGCCCGCCACTTTCGATGTGTATGGAGGATTTGCCTCCACGGCTGGCTATACCTGCCCGATTCCTGGGCGGTATCAGGTCAACATGATTCTGACTGTGAACGCTGTGCCGTCCAGCAACAACCCCTTCTACCGTATTCAGAGAAATGGTACCGATGTAGTGACTGGAAACTATTATCAGCAAGGCGGTACGGCACAGAGCTATGGCTTCCCTCTCAGTGATCTCCTTATCTGTGCTGCGGGTGATGTCTTGAGGGCGGCGGTTGGTAATACTGGTGGCACCGGAACCGGTGGCGCTTTTTCGGCTGCTTATTTGGGGACAGGCTGATGGCATTTCTCAACTACACCGACTTCGTCCCCACTCCTGCTCCGCTGGGAGCAGCAGCACCGATTGCCAGTTACACAGACCCGACCGGTGAGGTCTGGGTTGCCAAGGGTGGCGTGAACTCGGGTCAGTGGCGTAGAGCTAGGGATGTGCTGCATTGCAACTACTTCCGTAGTGCCGCTGCAACGATTGCTGGTCAAGCTCTGTTCACCTACGACGGAATGACCAGTGATCCCTATGGGATCTACAACACCTCCAACGGCATCTTTACTGCGCTCATTGCTGGCAAGTGGCGGATACGAGCGGCATTAGGTGCTACACCTACAGCATCCGGTCAATATATTAACGTCCTGGTCAACACCTTGGGTGTCTGTAGGGCGAATGGCATCACTCACGCCAGTTCGACTACCTGGGATGGGTGCGTAGCCGAGACTGTGTGGGCGATGGCCCTGAATGATACTGGTACGGTGACGGCCTTGGCTGGCCCTAGCGTTACCTTGAACGTGCGTACTACTGCCGCTGGCGGGGAGACAACTCTGCTTATTGATTACTTGGGGACGGGATGACACTTCTCAACTACACCGACCCGGTACCCACTCCTGCGCCTCTGACCAGTGGCTCGACTGTCCAGACCTACACGGATCCAACCGGAGAGGTCTGGGTGGCGAAGAATGGCGTGAACGGAGGGAACTGGCTCAAGGCCAGGGATGTACTGCACGCTCGCTGGTGGAGGAGCGCGAACTGGACGGTCACAGCATCTGTCCAGGCAGTTACTCTCGACACTTCTAACTTCGACAAGTATGGACTTTGGGTTCCGGCCAGCACTGCCTTCGTTACACCGGCTGCCGGTCTTTACTCGGTCTATGCCGGGTACGCCATCGCTGCCACTGCTGTTGGCAACTTCACCAACCTGATGATTCGTTACGGGGGACCGGCAGGTTCGGGTGGGCAGAGGATCATACAGGAGCAATCAACATCTTCTGGTACTGCTACGGGTACGTACATTTTCGCTTACATCACCTGGACGGCTGTTGTTGGTGACACGTTCTGGATGGAGGCTTACAGCACTTCGGCGGGGTTGCCGTTCACTGGTCAAGTAGGAACTCAGATGACCTACTTTGGAATCGATTACCTGGGGACAGGCTGATGAGCATACAAAACTACGCACAGATCCAGCCACCCATAAGCATGGGGGCACTCACCGACAACCGTGGCAGTGTTGCCGCCAACACCACGAACGCCATGAATGTCATGGGTACCATTGGTCCCTTTCCATATCCAACTACGGTCTATCTCCTGATGACCGGTACCTACGGTTTTGGTGCTGCCGCCAGCAGCCTCAACCATCAGGTCATACGGACTGACACCAGCGCCAATGTGTGCGGCAGTGGTGCGATGCAAACTGTCGCTGCTACCTCCTACAACTACTGTCGATATGGGGCAGTTAGCTTGCCAGCCAACACACCGCTTCCTCTGTCCGGCCAGGCCACGGTCGGTGCGAGCAACTGTTACATCACTTTCACAATGATGTGGTTCGCTGTTCCCGTCTTCCAAGGAGGATTATGAGCTATCTCACCGGACAATTGCTGACCGAAGACGTGAACTTCGGTCGGAGGAGTCGCAACTGCATCCAACAGCAGGCCAACGTCTTCCTGGCTGACCAACGACCGGACTTCGTGGCCCTGGCCCGGAAGATGATCGAGGGTGACCCGGCTATGACGAACACCATGCTGCTGGCTATCGCCGCGGGAGCGCAGTTCGACCAGATCGTGGACAACGGAGACGGCACCATCGACTCCAGCAAGCTCAGCGATGCGGACATCCAGTCCCGCTGCGACTATGTCTGGCCCCAGGTGGCCTCCTTCTACTTTGACTCCACCGGGGCACCCATCCCCTCCTAGAATTCTGACGTGATCACCGGCCCGCGCCCCGTGCGCCTGCAAAATAGCGGGGACATCTACCAGGAGCTTGGCCCGAATTATTCGAGCCAGGAACTACTGGTCACGGCTGCTCTGCGGACAGCCATGGTTCCCGGCGAAGAGCTTGTCGCCACGGTGCGCCCGCCACTGTTCGTCCAGCCCTTCCCACCCCGGTACGGCTACGCCGACTACCAAGAGCGCCAGGCCAGCATCGGAGAGGTGCTGGATGTGGATCGATACTACCCCAACGCCCGCTACGACCTGTCGGGTGGGGTCGCTGGCTACCAGGCGTCGGCGCGTAATGTGGGCGTAGCAGAAGTCTGGTAGGAGTTGATCACATGAGCCTGTTTAGCGATCCCACTGCGGGTGACATCAACATCGGAACGTGGTCGAACATCGGCCCAGGCGGCAAGTACCCCGGCAGGCTGCTCGGTCTCAAGCCCATCAGCCATCTCGCCAGCGATGTCGCTGTCCCCCTGGCGGCGGCTGCCCTGAAGCGGCGGCGGGGTGGCAAGGACTACAACGATGAACCGGCTAAACGAAACGTCGGGGCTGATCAGGGGCGGTCGGTCGAAGAAGTACCAGAGCCGTAGGAGGTCAGAGATGGCTGTGTATCGTGACCGCAGCATGAATGCGGAGCTTCTCGAAGGCATGGTGGATGGCAGCTACAAGCGCATCATCCGCGACGTCTCGGACTACCCCGACGCTGACCGGCGTCAGAACAAGGCCGACAAGCTGGCGCTGTGGAATGGCCCTGGCGGTGGGTACGGAGTGACTGAGGCACCGGAGAAGCGCACGCCCGATGGGCGGTTCATCAGGTAGTGCCACGCTTGCTGGTGTGCCGGGAGTGCAAGACCATCGAGACGCTCCCGCTCTATGACGGCCCGAAAGAACTGGAAGCCAAAGACCCTGTCCTTGACCGGGTGGTCCGCACCCACGTCATGCTGCACGGTGACGTCAACAACGAAGCGGCGGCGCTGCTGACGGTCAGCGAGGACAAGTGCAACTGCCCTCAGTGCAAGAGCAGCGGACCCACCATGTGGGAGGCTCACCGCGACGAGATCCTGGGCGGGTTACAGGAGAGATGGACTGGCTTTCACCCGGAGTTCTATGCGACTCGGGACACCTTCTCCCACGATGCCATGCGATGCTTCAACCTGCACCGCAGACCCAAGGGTGCCGACTGTATCGATTATCAGGACGACAGTCGCCGGGTTACTCCCCATGACTGGAAGGGCCGCAACGTATACCTCTGTGACTTCTGCCCGGTGAACTCGGCGGTGGAGTTCGCCAAGAACGCCAAGGCTGGCCTGTACAAGGGGCCAGTGTGAGCGAGGACAACGGCCAGCACCCGGCCCAAGAGGTGCAGACCCTGTTCCTGGTGGTGATCGACCTCGACGGTGGCAGTCGGGTGGTCATCAACCCGCAGGAGTTGTTCCATCCGCAGCGCGCCGCCACGGCCAAGGACATCTTCCCGGCTCTCTCCAATATCCTGGCTGACTTCGAGGCCATGAAGCAGGCTGAGGCGGTGGTCGCTCTCCAGACCACGCTGGCGCGCCAGATGGCAGTCAAGCTGGAGCACGAAGAGCTACGCCGCAGTGTCGAGGAGGGCTACGGGGACACCGGCCCCTAGATTGCCCTGTATCGCTCTAGATAGCGTCTTGGGCAGTCCAGCCCTCGAAGTACCGGTAAGCGTCCTGTAGGGGCACGTAGGTCTCGTCCTGGTGATCGTGGCCGCAGTGCCAGGATCCCCAGCGGTCGAAGAAGCAGACCGGTGCCACCGTCCCCTCCACCAGGAAGATCTTGCCGCGCGGATTGTGCGGGATGTCCTGGGAGGTGATGACACCGGTCCGGCAAGCCATCAGGTGTAGGTCATGAGGCCGACGCCAGTACCCGTACCTGCGGGCGTGGTGACGGCTACGTTCGTCGCCCCGGCTGATGTGCCGCTGGCTGGCGTGTTACAGGTGATCTCGCCATCGTTCACCACTACCACAGCGGTGCAGGCCGCGCCGATAGTGACCCCGGTGGCTCCAGTGAAGCCGGAACCCATGATGGTCACAGCGGTGGGGCTGTTATGCACTGAGGTGGTCGGGGTGATCGAGAAGACGCCCGGTGCCCCGCCAGTCAGGTTGTTGATAGCGGTGATGGCATTGGTGGCGGCAGTCTGGAGTCCGGTCTGCCGGGTTTTTTCTGCGGCCAGATTGGTGTTGGCATTTATGTCACGGGCGGCGACGACAGCGTCTGGGTCCGCTACTGAGGGCACGGAGCTTGGACTCTTGGACTGGGCCGCGACGCTGCCCACCGGCTGGCTCTCGTCGGACCAGTTCGGCGTGAAGAAGGGAGACTGGCACCACTGGTTGGCCGTACCCACATTCCAAGCCGGGACCTGAGCCGCCGCAGCCTGGTTGGACGGGAGTTCCTTGGGGTTGATGATGTAGGGATTGGCGAGCGGGTTATACGGCAAGGCTCACTCCTCAGGTGTACGTGAAGTCGGGTCCGGTGATTTCGGTGGTGCCATCGGCCAGGGTGATGACGACCGGGAAGGTGCCTGCTGCCTGGTTCCCCGGTGTGTCGGTCTTCAACTCCAGTGGGCTGTTGATCTGGGTGTTATGGCAGGACTTTCCGATGGTCGGATTGCCGTGAGTCTGATCCAGGTTGCGTCCGTTGATGGTGACCGTGGTGACCGTGTTGGCTGGCGCAGTGTCGGGGGTGACCGACGTAATAGTGAGGGTGTTGTCGCCGCCCCCACCATTGCCTCCACCGCCTCCGTTCGGAGGGGTATAGCCCTCCATGCGAGGGTCGGTGTCGGGACTCCCGTAGTCGATGATGGCCTCCTGCGCCAGAGGTACTAGCGCATCGGGATACGGGTCAGCGAGGGGTAGCACGGCCACCTGACCGGCATCGACCATGGCCTGGGCCGCGACGGTGTTGGCCGGTAGCTGATAGGGATGGATGGCGTTGACCGGAGGCTCGGGAGTGGGAGGGAGATCGCCTGTGGTCAGATCTACGCCGACCTCGTCGCTCTGCTCCTCTTCCACCGCTACTTCTTCTGCCTCGGTGGCTGCCTTCTTGGCTGTGGGCATGCCCACAGTCTTATCGACTGGCTCGGGCGTGGCTTGACCACCCAGCTACGCTCCTGCTATGGCATTCATCGCACCACTGGTCGAGGGCGCGGAAGCACTGGAGGGTGCCACCGCAGTCACAGAGGGAGCCACGGCGGCTGAGGGAGCGACGGCTGCTGAGGGGGCCGCGGCCCGCACCGGTACCAGGAACTGGAACGACTCCTGGGTGGGCAAGATCGCAGGCAAGGTGGGGCAGTACACGGTGGCCCATGACATCGCCCAGCACCTCGAAGGTGGTGGCGGTGGCGCTCAGAGTGGCAGCCCAGGCATGCCGGGGGCACCCTATGAGCACGTAGATATTGGTGGCTACGGCAACATCTGAAAAATCATGGGGTGATCTTGGTTATCCCCATAGTAATCCCCAGGATGTGGAAAAGGCCGCTCCCGTAGGAGCGGCCCTCTCGCAATGGCTACCTACCCACGGGTACCAACCGTAGGAGGACTTCACTATACCAACGTGAGCACATTCATGTGTGTCAGGAGTGTCAGGACGCTTCTACCAGCCTGTCCATCCTGATCTGGGACAGGCTGGTCGCCGTAATATTTCTGCGGTTCAGGTTCTGCTGCAACTGCTGGTACTGGATGCCGTCCAGCCCAGGTACGTTGATGTTGGCGATAGCCATGATGCCGACGCCCTCCAGGGCTAGCTCGACAGCGACCTCGTCCCGTATCTGGGTGTCCTCGAACTTGGGCATGGTGGTGTCGGCACACTCCTCGGAGCACCAGAAGATGAACCGGCCACTGCGCCGACGCCAGCCCATGAACATGCCACAGGAGCGGCAGCGCATCTCGGTGAGTTCTTCGTCTTGTGTGGTCATCGGATGTAGTTGTGGGTTCGAGGTGCCCCGGCCCAGTCGGCTCGTAGTTCCGCCTGGACTTCGGGACGCCAGTTTTCGGAGTCTTCGGTCTCATCCTCTCGCGCCACGTAAGCGAAGCGATACTCGTCCTCGTAGCTGTACGGCTTCTCTACGAAGCGGGCCAGTTCGCTGGCGTCGTAGCCATGCTCGGCCATCCAGTAGGCCACCAGGACTAGGTTGTCATGGATCTGGAACCAGTTCTCGGGTACCTGGACGGCAGCCCTTCTGGGATCGGAGCAGACCCAAGCGTCGTCGGGGGTTCGGTTACAAGGCATCAAAGGACTTTCTGGAGTGCGGCGACGACGTCGTCGGTGTAGCTGACAGGGAAGACAGCGCCGGACAGGTTCTCCCCGCCAGGTAGCAGGTTGATACCGACGCGAACGAGATCCTCGGACAGGCCGGTCTGGATCCTGGTGATCCTGACCTCTCGGTTATCACCAAGCCTGACTCGGCTGATGACCTTGGACTTCAGGGTGTTGGCGGGTGCCTGTGGCAGGCTGCGTGTTGCCATGTGTCTCTTTCTAGTTAGGGCCAGACGGCCATGGGGTTGTGGTCGATCACGTTGCGGCGGTGCCTGCTGTACGGCTCCCACACTGGCTTGCCGGTGCGGTTGATCTCCTGCTGGATCTTCCAGTAGTGGCTGTAGGGCAGGTAATACCGCAGCTTCACGGCCAGGTACCAGACGATGAAGATGGGCAGGGCGATGAAGACGAACACGAAGTCAATGGCGCTGAACAGGGCACCGAGACCGATGGACACGAAGAATCCTGTGTACCACCTTGTCCAGGCTCGCTGCTCACGCTCCATCAGGGCTTGGCATCCGTAGAAGTCGAGGTAGCGACCCAGCTTCGGCTTGCCCTTCACCATGCGGATGGAGGGGGGAGGAGGCTCCGAAGCATTGAGGTCGGAGTACCCGGCCCAGAAGTTGCGGGACGCCATCAGGCAGTGATGGTAGGGGTTGTCGGGGGGATCGTTCGGTGATGGTACGGCGGGTTGGTAGCTCATAGCTTCATGGTACCAGAGATCTCAGACTTGTGGCAAGTCAGGGTGAACAATCCCTGGTACCTCTGAGTTCCGTCTTGGCATACGATGCCCATTCATCATCGCCACTGTTCAGGGCAATCTGTCGCAGGCTACGGAGGGCTGTGACTCGCTCTTCTCCGGTGGCAGACTGTGCCTTGGCGATGGCTGCCTCAAGCTCACGGTTACGGCGGCGAGGCTTGTGGGCGATGGGCCGCTCGGCAGCTTCATCGACCCGACGTTGGTGTTCCTCACGCTCGGCCTTCCTGCGGGCCAGGCGTTCCTCTCGACTGATACTTGGTTGGGGGACGGGGTGCGTATGTTCCGGCTCATCATCCCTCAGACCGTCTCGCCACGGTTTCAGGAACTCGCTGATGCGTTCGTTATATGGCTCAGCTTCGTCCTCCAGGGCGATGACGTCACCCACCCGTGCATCCAGTGCCGTCGATACTCGCTCGGGTAACGCGTCGTAGCCCCATCGGGAGAACTTTTTGACGGCTCGCTTCGACAACCTTTGGAACTCGGTACTGGCATCGTCATAGTCATCGGTAGCGGCGTAGGCCAAAGCAATGGCTTTGAAGATCTCGGTAGTTTTATCCTCGTCAACTTCGGAGTCTTCAGAGTCATCCAACTCCTCTATCAAGCGGACGGCTCGCTGGCAATACGCAAGGTCTTGACGCTTGGCTTCTACGGTGGACTCGATGGCACTGACAAGCTGGTCGATGGCCTTCTCGTCGGGTGGCATGTTGTCCCAGAACTCGCTGTTGGCCACGCACTCCGGGCACAGTCCGGGTTCGACGTTGTCAGGATCGGCGGGCAGGGCTGGCATGTCACCGGTCTCTATCTTGCGCCCGCACAGCAAGGTGCCGGTGTCGATGAACCGGAACGGTAGGAAGTCATGACCTACATCCTCGGAGTCGAGGATGTAGTAGCGCCCCTTCCCGTCACGTTCACTGGCGGCGCTGACACTGGCGAGTTTCTTGCGGTAGCTCCTGTTAATGGGTAAGTCTGCTGTTATCTCTTCGGGGGTAGCCTTGAATGGGTTAGCCATGACAACATCCTAGCACGCCTCAAGGACTCCGCAAGTCGGGAGGAGCAGCAAAATGTGTGCCCGATGTCACACAAGGGTGCGCTCACTCTGACTTGGGGGTGTGCTAGGATGTCTTCATGGCTAACACCGACGACATCCGCAAGCAGATGATTGCGGACAACCAACCACTTACCGACCTCCTTGAGACTGTGGGCAACGACGATCCCACCTGGGACACCGACGCGCTGCGCCGTGACTTCGAGGTGCTGGGCTTCGCTGCCCCCTTCGTCGTCGTCCGACGTCGGGCCGATGGTGTGCTCGGCTCTCTAGAGTTCACCCACAACCCGCGGGTGTACTTCGGCTGGAAGGAAGACTGATGCAGATCTCGGGAGAGGTTCACACTTACGAGGACGAGTTCCCGAAGGATCTCGGCCCGCCGTTCGTGGCCAACTACACGGGGGACAAGATCTCCAAGGCCACGCAGCCGGTGTACACCGTCGAGCTTGACTCCGGTGCCTTCCGCTCCCTGTGGGAGTTGCTGGAGAAGGAGGGACGCCATCGCTTCCCGGCCCGCAACACCATCTCGGCCTACGATGCCCTGCTCCGGGCCGTGGTCGCCTTCCGTAAGACGTACTGGACGGTCAACGAGCCGCCCGGACCCAGGCCCACCATCGGTAAGCCGCGCAAGCTGACGAGGAAGAGATGAAGCGCGCCCATCGCCGTCTTTCCCGCCGCATTCCTGACCTCTCGGGTGAACGGATGATGCCCAGTCATTTCAACCAACATGGACGGGCTAAAAAGGCATACAAGACCAAGGAAGCCGCCGTGGCTTTCGTGAAGAGACACCACGGTGAACACACCAGTTACTGGGCCTACCGCTGCCACACATGCGGTGATTTTCACGTCGGACACTGACCTCAAAAAAATGTGAGGGTCAGAGGGTGAAGCTGGGTAGTACCGGCTAGTCCGGCAGGATATTTTCCATCATGCCCAGGCACGCTTCGAGTTGCATCCGAAGCTCGAAGAGTTGATCGAGTTGGCCATCCCGGTTACCGGAGGTACCTCCACTCCGGTACCGGGTAATGGCCTGCCCCATCATCATCACGGACAGATCCATCTCACTGATGATGGCCGCTTCGCTCATGGTAGCTGACCGGTCTCTGGCCTTCTGCCAGAAGCCGGTCGCTCGTCGGGCCTCCCGCCAGGTCTTAAGTCGCTTGGGCGACGGCACCGACACGTACCAGACGTCGCCGGGGTGGCATCGGCACGATGTTCTCGGGCACCGGCTCCGATTTGCCGTTGCTCTTCTGCTCCAGCTTGGCGCGCCGGGCCTCCTCGGCTGCCTCCTTGCGGATCCGGTCCGCTTCCTTGGCCTCGGGGGAGCCAGGAATCAGGCCGTCCTTCCTGGGCCTGCCACGGGGCCGTGCAGGCCCGTCAGCCTTCCCGTTGGTGCCAGACGCTGTAGATCGCTCTGGATCGCTCCTGAGGCTTTCTGGAGCCTGCTGGGAGAAGGCAATCTTGCTGTAGTCATGCCGTGCCCCGTACTTGGTCTTCGAGCCGGGTACGGAGAAGTCCACGGTGCCGCCGCTGCTGGACCCACGCGGTCCCACCGGTAGCACGTAGATGGGGTGTCGGCCACCCTTCACCTGGATCCAGTAGTCGTCGTAGGCCAGTGCCTTGGCATCCTCGACATGCACCGGGTCGCCGGTCACCGGGCCGGTGTTGAAGATGAACTCAGCCCAGTTCTGCACGTCAGTCGGGTTCTCGATGGGTCGCTTCAGGAGCGCCTTGACCCGGATGCCCAGCTTCTCAAGCTGAGGGATGGTCTCGGGGTACTTCTCCAGCAGGCTGTTGACGTTCTGTCGGAGCTTGTCAACCTTGGCCGGATCGGCAGCAAACTCGACGTTCGGCCAGATTGTGTGGCTGTTGTGTATCAGCCGCCAGGTACCGTCGTCATAGATGGGGATGATCCCGGCACGGCCCAGCTTGGGGGCATGACCGGTGATGCGCTCCCAGGCTCTCTCCTCAGTTGTGCTCAATTCCACTCTCCAGGTTTTTGGCTCTTGACACGGTGTCATGCCAGCTTTTCTCCGCTGGCGCGGTGGTCAAAATTCGAGGCTCCCTCCCGCGGAACCAAACTCCGAAGGCGACGGCTCGGTGCGACCGCCTCGACATAATACCCATCCCACGTCGCCAAGGGGGCATGATTTCGCGTGTGATGGCCACAGACATCCGCCGCTGCCACGGGTTGGGCTGGCCGCTCCAGACGTAAAAAATCCACCAGGACTTGGTGTTGTCAGGAACTGAGGTCGGAGGGGGGAGGCTGGGTAGTACCCACAGGTTTTCTTCGGGGTCGTCGTACGAGGCGTCTGGGTGGATCTCCATGCCACTCATTTTCCGCTAGTGCCTTGTCGATCTCGTCCAGGGCGTCGTCAGCCTGCTTCAGCAGTGCCTTGCCTGCACACTGCTGCTTGCCAGCCTTAGCTGGGTTCTTCTTCCCAATCTCCCACGCCACTGCCGCCCTCCCCAACGATGCTGCCCCAGCCCCCCGGTCCCATCGGGTAGCCGTTGAGAACAGCGTTGATGTACCGACCTGGGGACTCAACTCGCTTGAACCGGTTCCAGATACGGGGCGGCACGCTCTCGTAATGCCAGGCACCGCCAGGGTTGCTTCGGGTGGGTCGGGCAAAGACCACTTCCAGGCGGTTGAACCGTCGCGAATATCTCGCTTGCAGTGTTCTCGGCCTGGGTGGATTTATGGTGCGGGTGGGCCAGTAATAGTCCCACGCCGGATCCGGGGTGGGGCCGAACGGCCCTTGGGTGCCATGCGGTTCCTCGTCAGAGACCAGAGGGAAGTCCTCGGGCCGGACGTAGTCAGGCCGCAGCCTGAGCATGGCGTTGCGTTTGCGCTCTTCGCGCTCCTGCGAGTAGCTGGTCCCGCGCGCCCTGGCGCGCTCAGCACGCGCCAGGTACTCACGCCGGTACTGCTCACTGGTTCGGGCCATCAGGTCAAGACGTGATTCCCGCCACCACCGGTCGCATGATCGGCCCAGCCGGTACCGACGCTCCGGGCACGCCTGCGGGCCAGGCAGCCACCGTCTGGGTGCCAGCCGTTCCGGGGGCTGGCACGATCATGCGCTCCATCTGGCAGACCCAGCCAGCACCGTTGGTGCCGATTGTGCCAACCGGTGGGGTGGGCACGTAGAAGGGATCCTGGGCGTTGATGGTGGTCGGGGTGTTGGCGTACGTCGGGAAGGACTGTGCGCCATCGATCAGACCGATCTGGCTGCCTGGAGGGCCAGGGGTGACGCCGACGCCGATGGGTCCGACACCTGGGAACAACTGGTTGTTCTGCCAGGGTGTACCGGGGGGGTTCGGGGCAGTGGGCAGAGTACCGCCGCTCTGAGCGATCCACGCTCTCCAGTCAACTACTCCCATAGTCCACTCCACCTTCCTGTACTCGGGTCACTGGCGTACCACGTAACTGAGCAATTCTGACACGTACGAGGTGAAGCTCCTGTAGCACCTCGACGTCAAAGCGGTCGATGTCGGGCTTGTCCGATAGCTCTTCGAGCACTCCGATGACGTTGCGGATCCGATGCTGCCAGGAGATTTTGGCCCCCTGGATTTTTCGCTGTACCACCGGGTGGACGTCCTCGATGTGACCAGCCATGTCCTGCCCGACGTCGCGGTCACAGATGAAGCACCACCCCGGCAGAGGCTGCGCGTCCGACACGGGGCCAGCATAGGGGGGCACCTAAGCTCTGGATGTGTCACTGCCCTTCTCGACTCAGCAGTTCGAGCAGAAATCGAACCGCGCTCTGCGCCGGTCCAGGGTCAGGGTGGACAACATCGTCTCCACCCAGGTCTACGTAGATGCGGCCAAGGTGCGCCACCTCGCCTCTCTGGATCCCTCCGACATCGACTCCGACCCCATCGTCAGCCGCCAGAACGGCCACTTCATCCTCGGTGACGGCCATCACCGGGTAGGCGCGGCCATAAAGCGGGGTGACCGCTACATCAACGTCAAGGTGTCCAGGTGAGAGAAGCATCTCGGGTCACCCCCAACGCGACCCGGACGCCCCGTTCGACCAACTGGTCGAGCTTCTATGACGGCCTGAATGGCTCGCGCGACCCTGGCTTGTGGCCCACCATGCTTAGGCGGTCCTGGGAGATGCGCTACCGCCAGACCCAGCCCTACCCCTACGGTCCCGACAACATGGAGAACAGGGGATCGAGGGCTAGCCAGTACTCCAGCTAGATGACCACGGCTCTGATCACGATAGAGGGCGTTCTGGGGGAATACAGCCCTATCCACGGCTTCTTTCCGATCATTGAGGGAGTCCGGCTGGCCCATGCTCTCCGGTCCGGCTATCGGATCATCCTGGGCACCTCGCAGGCCACTGAGGAGGCGGTGGAGCACTGGCTGCTGATCAACGGCATGTCCCGGCCCAACTTCTACGAAGACCTGATGTGTCGTAGAGCGCCCCAGATCGACGTAGATAGCTCCTCGCTTCAGGCACAGTTCGCCCACCAGCTTCGCAGTGCCGGGGTTGACGTCGGGCTGGTGGTGGCTTCTGACCCTCAGACCATCCTCAAGGTCACCGAGATGGGTTTCCCCAGCTTGCTCTTCGTCAACCCGTCCTACCGCTGGGGTGAGTACCGGCCTGACCATCGCAGACTGCCCCGGCCCTGGCAGGACATCGATGACGAGATGACGCGCCAGCGGGAGCTTCGAGCTACGGATCCTCGGCTTAACGAGGAGGAGGAAGTGGAGCGTATATGAGCATTGAGGCACTCTCCAATAAGCAGTTCAACACCGAACGCAGCATGATCGAGCAGGGCAATATGGACGAGCTTGCCACCCGTGTTCGTGGTATCCAGAACATGACGTCAAACGTCTACCGGCCCTCCTTTTCTGCTGATTACAACCGGGTCCAGTCCATGCCTTCCGGCACCGAGTTCGGCAGGCGTAGCGGTGGTGGTATGGAAGAGGAGGAAGACGAGGAGTGACCTCGCCGTCCAGCCTGGGCGCGCAGTTCACCGGGGGGCCGCGACAGGCTGCTCGGATGTACAGGTCGCAGCAAGGGCTGGCTGACCCGGTGACGTCACGGCCACATCGGTGGCCAGGAGAAGACGGTGAGGATCGCTGGGTACACCTCAAGCAGCAGCACCTCTTCGATCCCGACACCGCTCTGTCGGAAGCTCATCATCAGACGCCCGCCCAGTTCCAGGCTGATCCTCGAACGTGGTGGCATGGCCGGTTCTCTGCCCAGAAGGCCCGCCTGAGCGCAGGTGGTACGCGCGAGGGCTTCCACGCCGGTACAGAGGGAGCCGCCCGCAAACGCCTGGAGGCTAATCGAGGACGGCGCGCCGAGAAGCCTGGTGTACACGGTCATCTGTTCCCGCTACGCATCACCGGGCCAGTCGGTGAGGAGGTGCAGAAGGAGCCAGAGGCGGGCAAGAAAACCATGTGGGGCAAGGGCGGCAGCATCGTCCACACTGCTCTCGGGCCAGGTGGAGCAGCCCACGAAGCTGGCCGGGGCTACCTCTATGAGAACGAGGTGGAGGGTGGGATCTCGGTGGGGGTGCCCCAACGTGGTGGCTTCATGTCCACCCACCGGGAGATGGTCGAAGCGGCCCAGAAGCGCGGTGAGCATGTACACCCCACCATCGCCTGGTCGGTGAAGAACCTGCCTCAGCACACCGGGGAGAACTATCCACAGCATCGCTGGGAGGAGCCAAGCCCAGAGGGGCAGCGTTATCACCAGCCCAGCCTGCATGAGCAGTTTCTCGGTACGGGGGAGACCTCGAAGGGCTATGCCCTGGCCAATCAGATGTTCCCGTCCACGCCCCGGACTGAGCACAGCAGCTACGAGACCGAGAGCGGCAAGACCGTCCACATCCGACGCACCTTGGGCAGACAGTGGGAGCCTAACTGGGGTGCGATGTGAGCCTGAACCCTCAGCAGTTCCACTACTCCTTCCGGCAGGCCAAGCCCAAGGAGATGGAGTCGCGCCCGATGCATGAGCTACGGGTCTACGGGGAGCACAAGGGCCGGTACGGATCCATGGGTGAGATCTTCTGGCACCATAAGACGGGTGAGATCGCCAATATCACGGTGCGCGACGATGTGCGCCGTCAGGGCGTAGCTACCGCCATGCTGGGAGAAGCCCGTAGGATCGCCGGGGAAACTAGAGGGGTGCGCCCTCCCCGGCACTCGGCTCAGCGGACAGATTTAGGAGAGCAGTGGGCGCGCTCGCTCGGAGAACGCCTGCCCAGGAGACAACGTGGCACTACGACACCTTGAGCTTTACTTCGGGGGCACGGAGGTACCGACCTGGAGGAAACTGCTGTCGGCAGAAGAAGTCCCCCATGTCGCCCTCAACTACCTCCATCTCCAGCCCCGGATCACCAAGAAGGAGTGGTACCTCTCCAGTTACTTCCCCGACGAGCAGGACATCTTCGTCGTATCGGGTGCTTCTAGCACGGAGAAAAAGAACTGGTCGCTCACGCAGCATGAAGAGTTTCTAGCTGGGTACCTGCAATTCATTCAAGACAACCTGGAGCGGATCAAGTTCTTTACGGAGTATGACCCGCTCGCCTTAGGCCAGGACTGGTGTTTACGGCAACGCCAATCCTGGGTTGGTCTGGCCGATGATAAGTTCGTACCGGTATGGCACGAAGAGTGGGGTGCGCCTCTGCTGCGTCAGATGGTTGAGGCGCACCCCAACCTGGGCGTACCTCCTGTCTCGCAACGGACTCAGAACGTACTGAGTGCCCTGGTGCGCCGCACACGAATAAACCTGCACGGGCTGTCCTTCAGCCACCCCTACGACGCGCCAGGCGGTCTCTACAGCACCATCGTGTCGTCCTCATGGATCAGCCCCACCCGCTTCGGGGAGACCGTGGTCTGGGATGAGAACCGGCTGCGCCGGTACTCGGCTGACGACAAGGAGAAGGTGCGCCGACGTCACCACAGCCACTTTGCCCAGGCGGGCTTCGACGCCGACCGGATCATCAACGACGACAGCACCGAAGTGGCCCGCTACACCATCTGGGCCTGGCGGCAGATGGAGCTATCCATGGATGCGCCAGAACGGGTGCGTTTGCTGAAGCGCCCTGTTCGATCAACTCCAAGCTCAAATGGGCATGTGCCGGAAACTCGTCTTGAGTCGAACGAACCAGTTGATCGAACCCCTGTCGAGGTGCAGGGAAACGGCCACTTGCCGTACCTGCCAGTTCCGGTTGATCAGACCGTGTTACCGGTGTTCAGCTACCGCCCCGTAACCACCGTGGTTCCCAACCCTGACGGGCCTGGGACCATGGAGGTGACCTCCAATGTCACGGTGATGGGGAACGCCCCTCTGCGTCGCTGTGATAGTTGCTCACTCGCCGCAGTGTGCTCGCTTTTCGAGCTTGGCTCGGAATGCAAGTACGCCATCCCGGTGGAGATCCGCAATCGGGACCAGCTTCTGGGCATCCTCAACTCACTGCTTGAGATGCAGGGACAACGGGTAGCGTTCGGCTTCTTTACGGAGCAGCTACAGGGTGGGTACCCTGATGCGAATCTGTCGAGCGAGCTTGACCGGTTCATGCGGATGACCCAGTCGGTCAAGGACATAGCTGACAACAGAGACTTCTTGAAGGTGACGGTGGAGGGGCGTGCCCAGGCGGGAGTACTCAGTCGGCTCTTCGGCGCTGAACGGGCTGAAACCCTTAGACGAGCCGATCCCGACAAAGCAGAGGACGCCCTCCGTAAGACGATGCAGCAGTAGAGCCGCTGTCTGGATCCTCTTCATGTGCGGGGCAACCGTGGTGGTGCTGCTGGGCTTCACGCTCGGGATTCTGATGGCGCTGCTCTTCGCTTAGGGGAGCCGCTCCATTCGGATCTCCTCGACGCGATGTGTGGCCCGCTCCCAGGCTCCGTGACCACCGCGGTTCTCACACAGGTCAACCCATGCCTTCCAGGCGTAATGCCTGGCTCGCCAGAGTCGCCAGCGCCAGCGGAGCCACTTCAATCCGGCAACCTGCGGTTCTTGATCTCCTGGGAGATGGTGGCCTGCTGGTGGAAGTAGTCAGCTATCTCCATCATCCGCTGGTGTACCTCGGGGTCCAGGTCCGGCGTCAGTTCGAGGTACGACAGGATGGTGTTGGCGTAGGTGTAGAGCGCCGTGGTGGCGAAGGGGTCCTTCAGCCTGATGACCACGGCGTCTTCGAGGGGGAACGGCGTGGCTGGTGGCTTGTACTCCATCTGCCAGCGGTCCCAGTCCTCCAGCTTGAAGACGCGGTACTTGGCCTCCACGGACTCGTCCCAGTTCGTTGTCATGCCGGAATCCTGCCATGGCCGGACAGGGCCAGAAGTGGCGTCGGGGATAATCCCCGATGTCCCCGGAGTGGGGTAGCTGGTCCCTTACGCTCGGGTTGTGAGCATGAAGATGATCTTGCAGGACGGTCCCCTGGACGGTGAGCAGCAGATCTGCGCCGCCCTACCGACCGACTCTGGGTCGGTCATGTATTTTTCGCTGCCCTCCTTCCAGACCTTCGCGGAGGATGGTGAGACGGTCACCTCGCTCGGGCTGACCGCCAACTACATCCTGGTGGGGGAGGGACCGCCTCCTGTCCCGGCCAACGGGGACACCTGGGACACGTCCTGGGTGTACACCTTCGCAGGCGAGGAGTTCGTGCCGCGGCCCCCGCCCATCCCGACACCGACGCCACCGCCCATTTCTCTGGCCTTCGTGTCTATGTATGGCGCGGGCAACATGGTCGTAACAGCCCAGGATCCCATTCCCGGCCCGCCGCAGTTGGTGCTGACCGGTGAAACCACCCTGGAGGCTGATCTGGGGTTCGTGCCCACGGCCAGCATCAGCATGGAGGCTGTCACGGTTTTTGTGGGTTCGGCTAGCTCGCAGACCCGTATTTATTTGGCAGCTTCCTCCGGTATGACTGTGACTGCTAGCTGATAGGAGGAATATGGCCGTTCAAGTCACAATCCGCACCAACGACGGCAGGATTATCCACGGCATCAACTACACGCTCAGTGGAGCCTCTCTGCCCACCAATCCGGTTGACCTCGCGGCTGCTATGCCAGGGGGTATGGACTACGGCGTGTACCACCTCCACGATACGGAGGGTTGGGCATATATCCCGGCCCTTCAGATCAACGCCATCACGTCAATAAAGCCAGGGGCACCTACGTGAAAGCGGCGACGGTCCTCGACAAGTACACCTGTTACTGCGGAGACGACACCGATGACCATGCCTTTCGTCCCAACGAGGTGGATGAGCGGCCCTGCAAGAGATGTGACTGCGTCAACTTCGAGCCTCGCACCCAGCTACGCATCCCCGGAATAGATTGGCCTGCCTATGAGCATTACCAACGGCAGCGGGCTGACCATCAGTCACGGCTGCTTTAACGGCAGCTTCGCCTCCTTCGACACCCTGCGTTGTGTTTGGGCCGATATGGCCGGGTACGGCATCGTGCAGTGGCATGGTGGGGTCATGCCCAACATCGCCTTCGACCGGTTCACCCCGGAGGACTTCGCCGGGGAGTGGCCCAACGGTGCCCCTGACGATCCCCTGATCATCGTCCTGGCCCATGACGAGAGCGAGGGCCGGATCAAGTGGCAGCACGCTCCGTATCTAGCTGACCGCTTGGATGGCATTGCCGAACACATGATGAAGTTCGGGAATATGATGGCCTGGACGCTACTGACCCAGCAATTTTCTCGCGGCTTGCGAACCGCCGCCAGCTACCGACAGGACGTGACCTTCGAGTGATCACCACCCAGTCCCTGGAACTGTTCATTGACTTCGTCAGGAAGAACCCCTGGCTGCCCCCCAACGACCCGGTCATGATGCGTGCCTTCAACGCCTACACCCAGGAGGTCAGCGCCCCGGAGGTCCCAGAGGTCGAGGTCACCGAGTCAGCCTTCCGTAACGCTCACGGGGATGTGGGTCAGCCCGTGCCCACAAGTTCAAGCTCACTCGACCTTGTAGCTGTCTCTGAGAGGCCCGTAGAAGGCCGCAGGAGCGCCGCCAAGAACCTGTCCGACCCGAAGTACCAGACAGCCTTTATTTCGGAGGCACGGACGTCCATGGGCATGCCCTCGCCTGAGGATGCGGAGGCTCTGGTCAACCACAAGGTGCTCCTGATCTTCAACGTGGACAAGCCACCGGTCAGTGGCGTGCTGTTGGGTTTGGTCTATCACCCTTCCATGTCGTCTCTGCCCTACCTCGAACTGGATGAGGGTGAGCCGTACCCGATCAGTGCCATACAGGAGATCCGTGACATGGGTTCTGCGATCACGCGTGACTGAGTCATGGGACGAGCTACTTCGGGTGAGGCCGCGCCGCATCGATCCCGACGCACCGCCTGCGGCGTTCGAGCAGTGGATGTTCGGCTGGATTCAACAGCAGGAGGAACTGATGGCTGACACCGGTTGGGAGCAACCCTGCCAACACTGTGGCATGAAGGTGGTGGATCACGTTGTGTACATGGAGGCAGAGGACATACCCGAAAACGCTGTAGAGGGCAGCTTTGACAGTGATGACCTGAAGGGCTTCTACTGCCCACCGCAGTCTGGAGTGTAGGGATGTCAGTCGGGCTGATCATGATCGTCAAGAACGAGGAGAAGACCTTGCCGCGTCTGGCTGAGTCGGTCAGGGATCAGATCGACTACTGGACAATCGTGGACACCGGCAGCACCGATGGCACCGCAGACGTCGTAGACCGCGTGTTCGCCGGGGTGTCCGGCGAATATCACCAGAGGCAGTGGCTGGGCTTCGGCCCCAGTCGTAACGAGGCGC